CCCTTGGCCTTCCATCAGTGCGTACACTCCCAGCTGTTGCGAACGAAGCTGTAAAGCTTAGATCGAAACACTTGAGTGCTGCGAAAGCAGCTATTTAGTCTAATTAACTAAATGTGTTATTCACTGGTGGTTGGTTTCAAGGGGCTTTTTGCGGGATGTTTTCCGCGGGGGGCATTGCCTATTACTTGGCGATCTCTTCGAATCTGCGCTGGTGGCTGACGTAAGTCGGCCTAATCAAGGGTAAAAACCTTGACTATTCCAGTGTAGAAGGGAAGGAGTAGAAATTACTTCAACCTGACATGACGCAGTGATGCGTTCTTTTAGCAGAGCTAACAGGAGGTTTTAATGGAAAAGATCAAGACGCCAATAGATTTTACCAAAGATGTTTGGGGCCCGGCGCTGTCGATCATCACGTTTTTTCTGCTGCTTATTTTTGCAGCACTTGTGATGGCCGGCTGTGCTGGTTTCCCCAACGTCCCGGGTGAGGTCAGCGTCCAAATCAAATCCGAAGGAGCGTACGGTGGGCGTAAAGACTAAGTCGTGGAGGTTTGGTGTGAATGGTTCCATCCGGAACTTTTCACCCACTACAAATACTGTCACGCCGACGACCCAGAGTTTTACTGGATCGACGACAGTTACTGGGGTATCTAACCCCCGGTATAGACAGCAAATAGCGGCCGGCGAAAATGCCGGGACCTCTTTGACCGTCGTAGCGCAATCGTTGGAGGTGCTTGGCGGAGGAAACTCTGCCACTTACAAAACATCTCCTACGTCTGGGTATAGTGGGGACGAGATCACAAATTATCTTGGTCTCGGTCCTACTTATCCAGGCCCTAGCTCTATTCCTGCAGCTCAAGCCTCTGCCGTCAGAAATCTCTATGCGAAACTTCGTCAGGCCAACCAGCAATTTGCTGGTGGGGTATTCCTGGGTGAATTGCATCAGACGATTAACCTGATGTTGCATCCGGCATCGTCATTGTTAAAGTTCACGGCGCAGCACCTGGCCCGTACTCAGCATAAGTTAATTAAGCTGAAGAAAGCTAGTGCTTCCGCCCGACAACTACAAAAAGCGATGTCGGATGACTACCTGCAATGGACCTTTGGTGTTTTGCCACTCTGTGGTGACATCGGAGACCTCTCAAAAACCCTACAACGTATCCTCAATGATCCACCGAGGACTCGTATAAAGGCTGAGGGAGAAGCATCTTCTGGTCCTATTATCACTGTGCTTGGTAGCGATGAACTTGGTAGTCTTTATACCAGGAAGGAGCAGCGTGATTGTTCCTATACCGAAACTAAGTACTATGGTATGATGCAGGAAGCTACACGAGACCCTACTGTTCTGGCTCAATGCCAGCGGGTTGCGGATCTCTCAGGGTTTTCTCTGAGGGCTTTTGTTCCGACTGTGTGGGAGTTAATCCCATTCTCGTGGGTCGCGGATTATGCTGTAAATATCCAAGACTTGCTTGAGGCTGCTACTACGGATACCTCAAAGGTGAAATGGCTTATGCGGACTGAAAAGTCCTGGGCGCGACGGGAAGTACGTTATACTCCCGATCATGCTCAAGCCAGAAAGAATCACCCGACCTGGATCTACGTGGCACAATCAGGCAGCCAAGGTGGCTGGATTGCAACCAGTACCAATATTACCCGCTCAGCGGCCTCGGTTCCAATCATGGAGCCTAGGTTAAACTTCGACATTTCGCCAATTAAGCATATCGCTAATCTGGCTGCAGTCGTGCTGTCTAAACGCGGTTTACCAATTTAACTTCTAGAGGTAATCACTATGTGGTCACTCACGACGCCCGTAACGGGCGGCGCACAAACAGGCTTTACGGCACCCACCTATACAATGGTGGCTGACGTGGCGCCCGATGTGAACGGTAAGCAACATGCAGTTTCTGCCCTGGGCGGCACCCAAGCGGGTGTCACCGTGCATTCGATTCAGGCGCCCTTCACCGTAACTTTCATCCGCCCGAGAGCTTTCAAGTATCTCGGAAAGACGAACCCGGTGACAGGACTTCTGCCGAATGTTCCGAAGAACAGCTGGGTGTGTATCTTCCGAAAGGGAGTCACACCTCTTGCTGGTCAGCCGGCCTCGTTGGCTTCCATCAGAATACAGATGGATATTCCTGCGGGTTCCGACACCGCTGACGCTCCAAATCTCCGTGCTATGATTGCCTTGGCAATCGGTGCACTTAGCCAGCAAAGTGCTGGTATTGGTGATTCGGTGGTGTCTGGCATCGCCTAAGTATTAGGCGTTGCACAAAACCGGAGGCCGGTTTATACCGGCCTCTTCTCAGGAGAAACTTATGCGTGATTACGCTAAGCTTTATGACTGCCTAAAAGCAGATCTCACAATGTCGGAACCCCTACCGATAACTTCGGATTTGGGAATCGACGCCGTTAGAGCAACTTCCTTGATGTCCTCCTTCCTTAAAAAGAATGTGGATGTCGTAAAACCTGACAGCGATGCCAAGTGCCTTGAGTTGTTTTTAGAATGCAACTCTCGGTGCCAGGTATTCGAACTGCAACCTCGGAAACTCTTTCATGATGTCGTGGTCAACGAGATGAAAATCATCCTCGAAGACTGCTTCATTGACGGACCTAGCCTTCGTGTCGGCTTATCTGATTTAGATGAGCGTCTGATGCCAGGGCCAGGTGCGAGCCTTGGAGCGCGGTCTTACAATTTTTATTCAAAATTGTTCGACAGCCCCTTGACTTACACAGGTGATCGGCTACCGTATTATTACACACGGGCCGTACGTCAGAACCCTACCTGGGCCAACGCCGAAAAGGCGCGGGATTCTAGGTTTGGGATGCGTAAGGTCGTAGGGAACAGTTTGTCTTTCGTTCCTAAGACGTCTACCATTTCGCGATCTATCTGTACAGAGCCATCTCTGAATATGTTATATCAGAAGGCGCTAGGTTCGGTGTTCGAGGACCAATTGCGGCGTAAGTTTAGAATTTCTCTTACGTCTCAGCCGGAACTCAATCGTAGTCTAGCGTGGCTTGGGAGTACGAATGGTTCTTTTGGAACCATCGATCTCAAGTCAGCATCAGATAGTGTGTCGCTCAATCTTTTGAAGGAAATAATGCCAGCGTTTGTTTTTGACTGGATAAAAGACTTCAGAAGTCCTCACGTCACCCTTCCGGGTGGCAGTGTTGTAGAGCTTCATATGGTCAGTTCTATGGGTAACGGTTTTACGTTCCCCCTCCAGACGCTGATCTTCGCAGCTTGTGTACGTGCTTGCTATCAGGTGCTTGGAATCAAACCCAAGTACTCGAAACGCGGTCCCTCTAACTTTGGGGTATTCGGCGATGACATAGTCGTCCGTAAGGACGCTTATCAGTTTGTTGTCGAATGCCTTGAGATGTTGGGATTTACGGTGAACATAACAAAGTCGTTCAACGTAGGTGCGTTCAGGGAATCCTGCGGCGGTGACTATTACGATGGCCACTTAGTTCGTGGCGTTTACGTGAAAAGCCTAAGCCAGCAGAGCGACGTTTATTCTACAATTAACAGACTAATGCGTTGGAGTGCCAGAAGTGGAATACCTCTGGTCCATACGATAAACCAGATTAGTGGAGGACTCAGGTTTCTACCTGTGCCTTTCCATGCTGGTGATACGGAGGGACTGAAGGTTCCATTTAAGGCATTGAAACGAATTACACGGGATGAAAATCAGTGCATTTATTACGACGCACTGGTCCCTCTCCCGACTTCGTTCAAGGCTCCAACGGGTGAAGCTGAGAATCGCCATTACCCAGGGAAGACTAACCGAGAAATCGGTTATAATCCTGAAGGATTGGTGGTATCTTTTGTAGGAGGTTACATCAGGGACGGGCGCATCACCCTTCGTGACGAAAGTCATGAGGGATTACAGCGCTTTAAAGTCCGGAGACGTAAGACTCCCCACTGGGATTATTACGATTCGGCCGATCAGAGTGATCGAGTACGTGACTGGGAAGTCATGTACGAGATGATGGCACAGTTGTGCCCCATCTTGGCCGGCTAGGAAACTATAGCCGGTCACCCGATGATGATGAGATACCCTCGTAAGAGGCATATCTTTATCCAAGTGGAGAAATTTCCACAGGCCATGCATCATCGGGGC